CCATCTGGAATGAACTTATTCTAGGTCCTTTTGAGCTAGCCATTGAGTCTTTCCCGATCCAAGGTCCCTGGTTGCCTTCTATTGTTGAACCTAAAGGACTTGGTGAGCCTCTTAAAGTAAGAGTCATTACCAAGTCCCAGTGGGTTAATCAACTTTTGAAGCCTATCCAAGAGGCCTGGCATGGGACAATGCGACGAGAGCCAGTATACGAGTTGATTGGGGGTGCGAAGGTGACTGACGCTATAGCCAACCTCAGACTATCCAAGGGACAATCTTTTGTCTCTGGAGACTATGAAGCGGCTACGGATCGTATTCACCTTCACTACACCCTTTTCACTTGTAACTCCATGCTTGACCGCACCACTTTCACCTTTCCCCAGATTCTTGTTGACCAGTATGGGCAACAGTGTCTGGAAGACTGGTTTCGGCGTTACAGTCTACACTCATTTGGTAGCATTTTTGTTGCCAATTCTCCCCTGGATACTGAAGCGGGTAGTGAGTTCCTGAGTTGGAACACACGGCTCCACTCCCAGTCCGGGGATAATGACACTAAGACTGTAAAAGAAGAAAATAAGTGTGTGCAGTTTACACAGGTAAAGCGGGGTCAGATGATGGGGCATATCCTATCATTCCCTCTCCTCTGCATCATCAATAAGTCTGCATCCTCCATGTGCCTCCCTAAGGATCGTTTTATCCGTATTAACGGTGACGATGTCCTTTTCCCGGCCTCCAAACAGGAGTACCGGTTATGGGAGAGAAATACGAGGCATGTTGGACTTAAAAAGTCTGTTGGTAAGAACTACTATTCCCGGAACATGGCAATGATTAATTCAGAAGTCTACACTTGGTCAAAACAGTCGAACCGTCTGGTTCGTCTGGTATTCCCTAATGTGGGCTTACTGGGTTATATTGCCGATTTCGTTGACGCAAAAGGTAGACAGGTCACCCCCTGGGAACAGCTTTCAGGAATCCTTAAAGATTTCTGGGCCGGTGTACCAGGGGCTCACCATCACCATGCGAAACGACTAATCCGAGAACGGTATCCAATAATTGGGGGTTTCCCTGGATCCTGGTTTGGGCCTACGGCCCTCGGGAACCTGGGGTTACCCGTTCCTTCGGGTCATCAATATACCCGTTACCAACGACTTTGGATGGAGGCTCATCGAACAGGGTTATACTCCTACCGGGAGGGTCTCTTAACCGACTTCAGTCGGATCGAGACTCTATACCAGAAGGAGATTCCTCTAC